CGCGAAGTAGACAGGTTAGACGAAACGACCGTAGAAGCCGCACCAGTTACCGTCTGTTGTTTACCGCTGAGCTGGGTCTGCAAGTTGGCACTTACGCCAGACAAATAGCCGATCTCGGTTGACGTGACCGAGGTGTGAGCGCCAATTTTGCCGCTTACATCCGACACCAGCGCCCGCGAAGTAGCCAGATCCGACGACGCCACGGTAGTGGCTGCGCCAGTGATCGTGGCCTGCTTGGCGTTGATTTGCGTCTGGATAGCAGAGGTAACGCCATCCAAATAACCGATCTCGGTCGAAGTGACAGACCCGTGCGCAGCCACTTTGCCGCTGGAGTCAGAGATTAAAGCGCGCAAAGTCGACAAATCAGACGAAACAATCGAAGCGGCGCCGCCAGTGACCGTAGCTTGCTTCGCGTTCAGTTGAGTCTGAATGCCGCTGGTAACACCATCAAGGAAGTTCAGTTCCGTGACCGAGACAGCCGACGAAGTAACGCACTGCCCGTTGCCGTCGGTAACCAGCGCCATAGATGCGGTTTTCGGAGCGTGCAACGCAGTCATTGTGGCTGCCGTAAGCCGCAGCTCGACGACCGTCGCCGCTAACCAAGCCCTCGCGGTCGTGCCTTCCTGGCCGCGAACGACCGTCAACACATCGCCTAGACGCGAGGTGCAGGTCAGAATTTCCCAGCCGGATTCAAGCACACCGGCGCCTTCGTACAGCGTCACGACAAAAGTGTCGCCGCCAGTCGGTACTGGGAACTTAGCGCCGTGACCAGAGGCGACCGTCAGCGTGGTCGCGGAATCAGAAATCCCGCTGGCTAACGTCGAGCTGGCATTATTCGCAAAAAGCTGTTTAGCCATTTTTTAGAAATCCTTGATCAGTAAGAAAAATTCGTCTTGTTTCACGCGGCTGTCGGCAGTCGTTACTGTGACCGTCAGTTTGTAGCGAGCCTTGTTAATCCCGCCAGCCAGCCAGACCTTCAGTCTCGGCGTGTTATTGAACGTGCCGACAATGTCCAGCGTGTCTGGCTCCGAAATCACGGTAAAAGACTGCAAACCATCACCGGCTGTCAGCCACTCGGAATAGTCAATGTCGTAATCCAGCCGGTCAGCAGGTTGTTTGGTAAACGAGCCGAGAATTGCCATAAACTAGACCACCTTCATCTGTCTGAGATTGCCGGAAACACGCATCTGCCGGTTGTCGGCCAGGACCTTGAACACGCGGCTGCTTGGTGCTCTGGTGGCCGGATTGGTAATGCCGTCGGCCTCTGATCCAGCCGCCGCTACGAATACCGCGAGCTGCTGAACAAATCGTGACGGCACCGCGTAACCGGACGCCGAAGCCAACGGAGCAGCAAAGCCGATGCGCCAGCGCTGACCAGCGGCAAAGCCGAGGCCGGACGCCAGCGCCGACCCACTGAACGGAATCGTTCGATCCCGGGTAGCAACCGCCGTCGAGTCACACGACCCGGAAATAGCGCCCTCACCGAAGCTGGTAGGAACGCCATAAGCTTGTAAAAAGACCTGCCCGACCGCCGCCGCGAAGCCGCCGCGTCGTACCGGCAGGTATGGAGTAACCAGTAAGCCGCGAACCGTCATGCTCGCCGAAACCCCGCGAGTAATCCCCGGCTGCGGAGTGACTACGGCGAGGCCATCACCGTTAGCAAAACCGTGTTGAAGCTGAGTGGGCAGACCAGCAAGCGTGGAAACGCCGCCAATGGCAGCAAAGCCGCCAGCCGTCACCTTTCGGTTGGCGACGCAAGTCGCTGAGATAACCGCGCTGGCCGAACTGAGCGTGATGTTTTCGCCTTGAGAAGAGAACACCGCCGTACCAATCGCCACCTGGCCGCGAGCCAATTGCCGCTTGTTGGCTTGCCCAAAGGCCAAAGCCGAGGCCGACATCGGGCGAGACGCCAGTGTCTGCTTCTTGGCAACCGCATGAGCCAGACCAAACGCAGGAAAATCAACCAAACCAGTGTTCAGGAACCCAGTCCAACCGACCGGTTTGACCCGCCCAGTACCTATGCCCGAAGCCTTGGCGACTATCACCGCCTCGGCGTAGTCCACAACGGTGACATCGTTGTTCGTCGCCGCTAAACCGACAGCAACCGCCGTTGCGGAAGAAAACTTGACGCGATCAGCAATAGCAGCAAACGAAGCCGTGGCTGAAACACTGCCGTTGCCTAGCTGGCCCTGAGCCACCGCCAGCGAAAACGCATAGCCGCGAAAGTTCGCTGTAAGTGCAATCTGGTTGGGCGCGTAGGCAAAGCCAGTGGCCTGCCCCGACACCAAAGCAAAACCGCCACGAGACACGCTTTGCGAAGCTGAAGCCAGTGAGCGACTGACGCCAACAGCAAAACCGGCCGCCGCTCGTTGAGCAGTCCCGGTCTTCAACGCACGCGCCGTCGCCGCCGCAGAGGCTGCACGCTGCCCGCTACCGGTCGCCACAGCCGCCGCCGAACAGGTAGCGGTGGCCGTGGCGGCTACGAGCCGGAGCGCATAGGCCCGCCCGTTAAGGGCGGCTCGGTTAAGGGCGGAAGCGTTGAACACCGGTCAGCGCCTTATTGGAGCGTGATCGTCACAGCGCCAATGGCAAAACTCAGCACGTCACCGATGTCCAGGGTCTTGGACTGAACCAGCGGCGTGTGGTACAGCAGGTTGCCAGCCGACGCAGAGTCATAGACGCCCAAGTGAGTAATCGTCACCTGCGCCCCAGTTACGGCGTCGAAGGTGATGGCTGCGACGTTGGTGCTGACGCCATTTGACGGAGCCGTCCACGACCCGGTGGTCTTGCGCGAGTACCAGGCCGCGACGACTTCGTTGGCGGTCAGGTTGGCGTCGGTCGGATCCGCAGTGAACAGCGCCAGGTGCAAGCTGCCGACTGACGGCGCGGTAAAGGTAGTGCCACGCAAGGTGGCGTTGATCAGAGCGTCTTCTAGGTAATTGGAAAAAGCGGACATGGGTTAAATGCCTCCATAAGTAACTGAACGAGGAACGCCGGGCTGGAAGCCGTCGGCAGCCTGGGAACGAATCACCCGCTTGCCTTGCTCGAACTGAGCCTGGTAGGCGGCTGCTAATTGAAAATGGGTCCAGGAGCGGTCGGGGTAACGGAGTAGCCGCCCCAGCGCCCCGGCCATGAGGATGTCCAGGTGCCGGTCGAGCAGTACCGTGTCCAGCGACGAGGCCAGTAAAGTGGGTTCGAGTATCAAGCGGGCGTACAGCAAGCCGCTGGTGCTGGGTATCGGGACAAGCCGGATTTGGTTTCGCTCGGTGCCTAAATAGAACCAAAGCGGCGTTCCAGCTTCCGTAGCCCAACCGCCGCTGTACCGCCGCGAAAGCTGATCCAACGAAGCCTTAACCAGCGCTACCTTGTCGAGGATGACCTCGGCCACGCTGACGATCTGGCTATCCGAGGGCAGGTCGTAAAAGGTCAGCAACGGCTCGTTCTCGGCAACATCCACGTCGCTGGCTTCGTATCGCCAACAACCGGTGTCACGGCACAGGTCACGAGCCGCCAGCAGGAGCGCCTGGGCCGCAATCGGGTCAGGCACTTGTGGCACCTGAGCCACGAGCAGCGGCGTCACGTCGTAGATCGGTGTCACGATGGCTTACCCGTTAGCCGAGGTCGCAGGCCGACTGCTGCCAGGAATCGGTTCAACCGTCGAATCCACCGGCTCTTTCGCGCCCAGCGCACCGACAAATGCTTTGTAATGAAGCGCAGCACGCTCAGCGTTCTGGGTGTATTCCGCGTCCTTGAGATAGGCCCGATAAAGGACATAATCCAGCAACGCGTTGGCATAAATATCATCAATACCAATGGGTTGCCCGGCGCTCACGGTGCCCGGCAGCGACGAATAGGTCAGTTCGACGTTAGTCGGAGGCCACGGCTGCGGCGGATAAACGTAAAATTCCTTCGGATTACGCGGATCGAACGTGTAATGCAGCACCGTGCCACTGGCGGCTTCGACGTGCCAATTAGGCCGCTGGGCATCCAGTACCGTCCGGCTCACCAGTCGGATCGCCCGACCAGGCACCGCGCCAGAACCCATGTTTCGCGTCACCGAGATCAGACGAAGCCCTTCAGCGGGCAGCACCTGTCGAGTCCCGGTGCCTAGTGTGTGGCTGACGGTCTTGGTGCAAGCTTCCGGCGAGAACAAAACCACCTCGCGCAGCCCGTCATTCAGTGCGTTGATCAGCTCGCTTTCGACCCAGCGGACGTTGGTGGTGTCCTGGAGGATGACAGAGGCGCGACCGGTAATTTCTGACGCGAGGATGGATCCCATAGCTGCTTACGCCTCTGTCTTGCGAGGCCGACCAATGCGAGTGGTCGGCGTAGCGGGGCCTTCATTGGGAATCTCCTCGACCGACTTGGGTTTCTCAGCGCACACGACGCCGCCTGCTTCAATCAGCTCTGGAACGATGTGATCGGGCACCCAGGTTGGCGTAGCCGTCAGCTCCACGGCAAACCCGCGCAAGCTATTGACGTGTATAGGGTTTGTAGCGGTCATTAGCGGCATTAGACGGACTCCTTGAACTTGGTGCGCGACCACTCCAGGACGAGTTTCACCACCGCATCGAGAAAATTACGGCTGAACTCGATGCCTAGACTCTTAGCGGCGGCGACCACTAGCTCGTGTTTCTCGCTTCCGGTCAGGGTAACGCTCGGATCGAGCTGCTTGCACAGCTCGGCCAGGTTGTGAAAAGTGGCGCTGCTGATCAATGCGGAAACCGCGTGATAGAGCAACGAAAGTAGGATATTTTTCAACTGTTTATCTCCAAGTCGTTTTGCATGCCACGCCGACGTATTCAACCATTCCAGTTAAACCGTTCTGCTGGGGTAGGCGCAGACTCGTCTCTGGTCGGCACGACAGGCTGGTACAACTGGTGAGCAGCGCTATCGCCAGACTCAGCGCGAGCAACGAGGTCAATAGGTGGCAGTTCGGCGGTGGGAGTGGCATTAGCTGGCGCTCCGAACAGGTCGGGAAAGAACGTGCCAATGAGACCGACGACCGAAAGCAGCACCGGAATCAGCGCCTCAACCTGGGTTGGGTTAGACGCGGCCCAAGTGCCACCGACCAGCAGGATCAGGTTGCGGTAGGTGCTGGCTTCCTTGAGCCGGGCGATGAAATAGCGGGCGATAGTGCGAAAGATCGGGTTCACGGCGACGAAGTTTCCCTGTAGTATTAAAATGGGGGGCTTTTAGCCGGGAAACCCAACAGAACAAAAGCGAGATAGGGTCTTATCCAATCTCGCTTTGATCCTTGTCGGGGATATTCGGTTAGATCGCGG